TGGAGGCCATCGACGAACAGAAGAGCATAATCAACGGCGTAATGCTTGGCGAGGGCGAAGACTGCACCCGCGAGAATTTCTCCTTTGCCGGGTTGCCCGAAATTTGGGACCGTCAGGCGATGAGCGTTGCTGGCTCCTACAGAATCCCGGTAACGTTGATGTTCGGACGTTCAGCCGCTGGCATGAACGCCACGGGGCAGGGAGACGATGACAATTTCAATTCATACATAGCGGGGCTACAGCAGACCCAGGTACTGCCGCCGCTCCTGCAACTAATGGGAATCTTGAACGCCGGCCTAAAGGCGGTCGATGTCTCGGACGGACCGCTTACAATCAATTTCAACCCGCTCTCGAAGCGCGACCAGAAGGCAGACGCTGAGACGAGGGAAATTCAGAGCCGTACCGACAAGAACTACATGGACGCTGGTGTATTGAGCCAGGAGGAAGTGAGGAAGAACCGATTTGTCGGCGGCTATGCGTTTGACACCAGCGTAGAAGATGAAGTTCCTCCGTCTTTCAGCCTTGAAGGCGAAGGCGGTAAGGGGGAATAGTTTATGAACCCTACAAGCAAATTCATAAACGACCTGAAAAGGGCGGGAGGTATGACGCGCGTAAAGTTGCGCCGTTTGAAGGCGAGAACGTGGAAATATCCGCTTGCCCTTGAACGGCAATATACTTCGTCCATTTCAAGCTTCCTGCAAAAGCGGTGGAAGGCTTACGCCGCCATCGCGGTCCCGATGATGGTGCCGCGAGAAGATGCGCTTGAAGATTTGGAGCCGGAGCCGGGAACGAACGGCCCCGCTATCGGCGGTATCGTCAATATCGCAAGGACTGTTGACAAGTTCAACAAGAAAGAACTGCAGGCGTTCAAGGAAATAGCCATCGGGGAGGCGTTCGCGGAAGATGAACCGTGGGTGAATAACGTTATAGACTCATGGTCTCGCGAGCAGGTCACGCTTATAACGAAGGCTTCGCAGGATATGCTGGACACCGTAGCCCGGCGCATACGCGAAGGCGTTAAGGCTGGCAAGAGCGCAAGGCAGGTGACGGCCATGATAAATGCGGACCTTCCGGGCATTAGCTACAGACGGGCTAGAATCATCGCACGTGACCAGACCGCAAAGCTGAACTCCGCGCTTACGCAGGGCAGAATGGCTGACGCCGGAATAGAGACATACATTTGGAGCACGTCCGAGGACGAGCGAGTAAGAGGAAATCCTACAGGCCTTTATCCTAAAGCGTTGCCTAGCCATTATGTGATGAACGGCAAGATTTGCCGCTGGGACGATCCGACCGTATGGCTTGAGAACGGCGAGTGGGTAAAGCGTGCCGGCGATGCGCCGTATCTTCACCCCGGAATGGACATAATGTGCCGTTGCGTGGCTATACCTAACTGGGATGAGCTTGAGGGCGTCGGTGCAAGCGAATTGCCGGATATTGAGCCTACCGAGGCGCCTAAAACCGAAATCAAGGAAACTGAAATCGACGAAAACTTAGGCGTTTTCACCGATGAAAAGATTTTTATGGACATGCTGTCCGTAAGATTCCCCGATTCCTTAAGGATTTCCAGTTCAGTAAAGAAAGACGCCTTTTCAAGAATAAAGCGGCTTGACGGAGCCGTACAGCTCGCATATTCCGATACATTCACGAAGTTTGTCAACAATGTAAAAAGCAGCAGCCGGAGTTCCTTTGGCGTATTCGGCAAGAAAGTCAATATAAAGAAAAACGGATCCACAGGTGGCGATGTTGTCCATGAGCTAGGCCATGCCCTTGACCGTAAGATAGGAGTTGCGCACAACGCTCTTTACGCTTCGAAAATAATGATGTCAAAATATGGCAATAGGAATCTCGGCCAAATTGTCAAGGACGAACTTGTAACTCCTATTGTCGAAGCCGTTACAGCCGAACGAAAGGATACTGTCAAGAGGCTGTTGAAGGAAATACCGAAGGAATGCAAGACGGCCTTGAAGGACGCTTTGAATAATGCGGATTCTTCTCGATACGACTGGATAATGGCCGTTCGCAAGTCGGCAAAAAACATGGACGATTACAGCAAGGTCATTACGATTGTAGGCGCCATTGAAGACAAGTCCATGTTCGAGGCTCTTGTAAATGGCGAAAACAGTAAACTTGTTGACTATATCCTTGAAAGGCTTGAACGAAGAGAATTTGCCGGGAACCTTACGTCTGTTGACCGTTATAGCAAGACTTTGAACGGGCTTGTGGAAATGTCAAAGAAGGGCGGTGACGAGCATTCTGTTTATGGCGCCTTGTCCGACATGTTCGAGGCCGGAACTGGCATACAGAACTACTTCGGCATATACGGTCACGGCTCAAGATATTGGAGGGGCTTTGACGGCGACAGCAACAAATGCACGGAGGCGTTCGCGGAAATTCTCGAAATGCTTTCTAGCCCGAACGATAACGCAAGGAAAATTCTTGACAAGTACCTTCCGACGGCACGCGACTTTGTATTAGATTTGATAAAGGAGACAAGATAATGACAACAGGCGAACTTCTGAAAAACAGCGAGCTCGAAGATTACTGCCTCTTGAACGGCTATTCAATAGTTTATAACAGATGGACCGATTCGCTTGTATTTTCCCGAGACGGTAACGATTACATTGTCAAGGAAGAATTTTCAGACGATGATGTCTTGAAGGCTATCGACGGACTGCCCGAAGGCGATCCTCTGTTCCAGTTCCTTGAGCAATACGAGCCGCCAGCCGACGAAATCTTGTGATTTTGCAACGAGGGACGTCTTGAAGGCGGTGTTTTGCCGTTTTCAATGCCGTTTTTGTACATTATGCTTAAAATTTTGTTATTATTTTCTTAAAATAAAATTATATTTTGGGTATGAACAAGAAAAAAGACTCTTTGCAGGTGTCCCAAAGCCGCCTAGACTGGTACCAGGACGCCATCAATTACGAGACGAACCCGGCTGAAAAGACCGCCGAGGGATTCTTGATTGCCCGTGCTCCGGTGACTTCCATCGGTGTTTTTTCTTACAGAAATCCGGACGGTTCCGAACGCCGCGAGCTTCGCCTTCCCGAAGAAGTCTTTGCCGAAGAAAGCCTTGCGTCGTTGAAGATGAAGCCGCTCACGCTTCTTCACCCTGACGAAAAGGTTACGCCCGAAAACGTCGGCAAGTTGTCCGTCGGTTCTGTAGGTTCCGACGTGACATCCGATTCATACAGAGTTTATGTGTCTTTGACCGCGACGAAAAAAGACGCCGTTGACGCCGTTGAAAACGGTTCTGCGCGTTCACTTTCTTGTGGCTATGATTGCGACATCGAATGGACTAGCGGTACGTGGATGGGCATGAAATATGACTGCATCCAGCGCAAGATCCGCTACAATCACGTCGCTCTGGTCCCGGTTCCGCGAGCTGGCGACGGAAACGCCATCCGCATGGATTCCGCAGGAACTCCGACTCTCCCCGACATGAACAAGCACGAAAATAACACGAACCAAGAGGACAAGATGGACAAGATTCACCTTGACGGGGCTGATTATCAGGCGGAGCCCCAGGTAATTGCCGCCTATAACAAGGCCGTGGACCGCGCCGACGGGCTTGAAAAGGAACTCGAAAAGGCGCGTACTGACGCCAAGGAACAGCTCGACAAGCTGACCGCCGCAAAGTCCACCGTCGAAGCCGAACGCGACTCCATCAAGGAACGCCTCGACGCAATGGAAAATGAAATGCCGGGCAAGATTGAAAAGGCAATCAAGGACCGTATTGAACTTGTTGGCAAGGCTACCGCCGCAGGCGTTGAAGTCAAGGCCGACATGGCAGATGCCGACATCAAGAAGGCTGTCATTTCCAAGGTATTCCCGTCCGCAAATCTTGATGGCAAGGATGATGCCTACATCGCAGCGCGTTTCGACTGCGCTTGCGAACTTAGCGCCACCAAGGGCGACGAAAAGAGCCGCAAGGACGCAGCGGACATTCCGTCTGCAAATCATGAACTTTCCGCCCAGGATCAACTCGATGCCGCCAAGAAGCGTTACAACGAACGCATGGACGGCGCCTGGAAGGATGAACCCAAGAACAAGGAGGCCTAATCATGGCTGCTTATGGTAATATGGACAAGGGCCTGCCGGGCGAACTGGTTGGCCTCACCAACACTCATCAGATTGACTCCCGTCTCGCAAAGGGCGCCGTTCCGTTCGGTGGTCTTTGCTTTGGCACGGGCGATGGCGAACAGGTGACCGCAAAGGGTGACGGAGCCCTTCTCGGTATCGCCGCTCGCACAGCACTCGACACTCCCGAATACGTAGATGGCGAAGCCGTCAACGTTTGCCGCACCGGCAAGATTTTCGGCACCGCTGGCGAAGCTCTCTCCGCCGATGCCGAAGTGTCCGTGAACGCATCCACCGGCAAAATTGTTGCAAAGACTTCCGCCGCCGATGGTGCAAAGCGCACCGTGACTATCACTCTTTCCGGCACTTCCGGCGCAGGCAAGGTCGTGACAGTCGTTATCGGTGACAAGGTCGCACAGGTCGAAACGAAGACCGGCACCGTCGCCGCCGCTGATGTCGCAGCCGCCTTGAAGACCGCAATCGACGCGTTGGACATTCCGTTTGTCGCAAGTGTCGCTTCCGCCGTCGTCACCCTCACCGCAAAGGAAAAGGGTGCCGCTGCAAATGACATCGCAGTGACCGGCTCGACCACTGACGGTACGCAGACCGTGACCG